GCATCCTCAAAGCGATTCAGGAACGGTCGCGCCGCCGACTCCGCCCCGGATAGTCCCTGAGCGCGATTGACGAACAGCTTGGAGATAACGATATATATTCCCTTGCTCACGCCCGCCACAGCAACCGCCTCACTGCTGCCTGGAAAGTTGATGAAACACGGCAGCACAGAGATAGCCTCTGGCGTCTGATTATACGCTTTGTTGACGCCAGTTATCGCGGCCTCGATTGTCTGTAGTTGTGTGAATATATCTTCCAGTGCTGTTGCCATCTACTTCCCCACCAGTCGGCTCGTTACATCGGTCAGGATACGAGATAGTATTGTGGTCACGCGCGGCCAGTTCTGGTCTGCTGAATTGCGTAGCATCCGACGCGGTTTCAGTCCACCACGCCGGAAGATTGATAATGCCACAGCATACGCATTCAGGCCGTGCAGGTACGCCCAACGCTCCAATGCCGAAGGTGGCGGGAAATGCGCCTTGCCACTGCCACCGCCAGGGCCATCATATAGCAGCCCAGTACCGAACTCCATCGGCGGAGCACAGGTCACACGATTACCCACGTATCCGCTGAGATCGCCGCCTATCTCCTCGACACCGCTTTCCCAGTGTTTGCGTAGATTCCCAGTATCAACCGGCGAGCCAAAGCGCGCGCCGCCCTCGATGACTTTCATGCCATTATCCATGTGCTTCTGTGCTACTGGTCTGACGCGTGGGTCGTTGAGTCGAGACAGTATCTTGCCTAGCCCCTCGACCTTCATTTGGATACTGATACCACCAGCCACTAGCGCACTCTCCGATAGCCAGAGCCTTCGACAATCGCCTGTATGTCAGGGTCAAGGCGTTGTGTGTATGTCAACTGCCCAAGCTCCGCTATTCCGCCAGTATCTTGAAACTTCTGCGCTCTGCGCACCACGCCCGAACCAGCGCCCAACCTGCACAATAACTGCCTGCTTGATTGGCGTTGGCGTTGTAGCTGTACGACCCCATACCGCTGTCACTTCGACAGTCGGCGTCCTATCACTGCGCGTGAAGGTCTTGCTGATTCCAGGCTTAACGATCAGGAACGTATAGTATCCTGCGTTCCAGTCCGCATTCTCGGGCAGCCCAGCACCCTTGTCCCAGTCATCGGTTGTCCAGTCAGTGTAGCTCGATGCTGATTCTGTGGCCTTGACTGATACAGTTGTGATAGACACGCACGGGTCGATTAACACCGTGTCCGTTCCATCGCCAGAGTAGTACTTAGCACTGGCATCCCCCGTCGCGTCAAACGCACCCTGATTCCAGCCAAGCAACCCATCAATCAGGTCACTTGCGCGCTGGGCCAGCGTTTCCAGAATCGTGTCATGTGTAGAGTCTGGGAACACGTCCGGCATTGACGCCTTGATTTCGGCCGTGGTCGCGTATGCTGCCATTTACTTTGTCCTCGCTCTACCCCTACCGCGCTTGATTGCCTTGTCCGCCGCCGGCTCGTCCAGCTCCTTCGGCTTCGCCTTGCGCGGTTTGCGTTTCGAGACTACTTCAAAACAGCCTGGCGAATCCGCCATAAGCCAGCGCGTCTCTTCGTCAGACAAGTCAAGCACAGCGCCAACAGCATAGACGACGCTTCGGCACCGATACGGTTGAACCACCTTAAGTTTCATAGTTCCTCCGACAGGCGGGGGCGGTCAAGCCCCCGCACCATGTCACTATGCTGGCAGCAGGACACCAATTATCTGCGAGGTAATGTCGAGTGTTGCTGCATCGACATCTCCATCTACCACCGCATTACAACCCACGACCGCGCCGGCCGCAACCGTCGCCACATCGTTGACTTCATCATAGCCGGTTTTGACTGCATTCGATGAATCAAGCGTAGCCGTCGGCCCGACAGCCAAAGCCGTACCATCGTCTGTCACATTGAGTATGATCGTGCCTGCACCGGGAGCAGTCGAAAGCTGGCCGCTCACGAATGTCGGAGCAAACTTCCAGCCCGTCGGCACGACAAAGCCTGGATTGGTCGGTGCGTTGACCGACGACAACGCTAGCTTCGTGGTAGCCCCGGTAGAGAGGTTGGCGGCCGCGAATTGCAGCGTCACCCATTGCCCGTGTGGAAATTCATTTGCCATTCTATATCTCCTATTTGATTCGGGTATAAATTACGTACACGTCAAGACTGCCGGCTGCCGGGTCAGTCCCGCCAACAACCCAGTCGATTGTCTCGGCCGCGCCGCTAGGTGCATAGATAAAACGATGGGCGCTGTTGGTTGTGACCTCATCCAGGTAGACGCCTCTTGTTGCCGCGCTCAGACCCTGCCAGCCAGCCGCTGCACCAGTAAACTCGGTATCAGCCGCTTGCAACTCGGCATCAGCTAGAACAATGAAGCCATCTGCGTCATTGCCATCACCAACCGTGAAGGAACAGTCATCGCCTGTGCAATTGAAGTTCGCTGTGACGTTAACTAGAACATCATGCACAATCCAGATTTCACCATCAGCGATAGTAGCCACTGTACCCGTAGCAGAACCATAGGCTACGGTCGTGCTGATAACTGACGGTAATCCAAAGTTTTCAACGTCTACAACGGTAGTCAGAAGTGCCGTGAATGTAGCCCCACCGTCCTTTAGAGTCACGCCGTCAACGGCTACACCATTTGCGGACGTGAGTTCCGAGACTGTATCGGCTGCGATTCCGGAGCTATTGATATAGGCTACTGGAGTCGCCGCCTGGCGGAATTCTGCGATGTTGCTCACTCCGAGCGTATCTACCACTAGCGCCGGTGTTGCCGTAGCAATAGCAGTTGGCGCACTTGCCTTTGCCCAGCTGTTCACTGTTTGACCGCTAGAATACGTCCCAGCACCGGTGAAAGTATATGCTCCGCCATTGTTAATGCTTAGAACGGCAGTGCCACCATCGCGCACTTCCAGCAGATTCGATACGCCGGCAGAGTCAATTACAGCAGCGGGCGTGGCCGTCGGAATACCCGTCGGCGCAGCCATGTACAGACTGCCATACTGTCCGTCGATGTTCCCGGTCAGAGTGCTATGATCGTCACTATAGAACTTCAGGTCAGCGCCCTGATAAAGATAGGCGTCGTCGCGCGCGTCGATGCTGATGCGCTCACGAGAAGCTAACTCCGGGCCTGGGGGCTGCGGATTACACGCTACTACAATGAGTGATAGCATGACAAATACCGCTATACCCATCAAGATATTTTTTCTCATATTACACTCTCCTCAGATGGGGCGGGTTGCCCCGCCCCTCTATGTATATCTGTTATGCAACCAGGATGTTCCGGATGCCAGCGGTGTGAGTGTTGCTTGATCGCGTACCATGAGCCGCTACGGAAATGCGGAACGACACGACCAGAATGAACTGGCGTTTCTGAATGTCACGGTCAATCTCAAACAGCAGTTCGCGCCGGAAACCCACATTCCAGAAGTCGCGGTGCACCGACATCAACTGTCCCAGCGTGTTGCTGGCAGCGGTCGTGCTCACCTTACCGTCAGCTTCGGCCTTCGGGATAGCAGAGCTAACCACGATGGGGATGCCACGGTACTTGGCAAGCTCGCCGCTGATAACTACAGCATTCGGGCCGTACTTGTCCAACGTTTGCACGTTGTCCAGATTCAGCAGCCCTTTGATATAGGTATCCACCTCCGAGAACAGCACACAGCGGCTATAGTCAACCGCGTACTTGCCCTGGAGCACCATCATTGCCAGAATATCAGTGTCGGTCAGCGCGTCGCCGCCAGCGTTGACCGTTTGATCTGTGTTGTCTACCAACCACTGGTGCCGGATGCCATCCTGCCCGTCTGACAGGTAGTATGCACTTGACGCCGGTGTATCATCGTCAAGGTTAATATTGCCAGTTGCGCCGGAGGTTGCGTCGGCGTTCATGACAAACTTGTCCATTGCCTCAGCACCAGAGATGCCGATACGAGCTTTGAGCGCCGGCAGCACGGTGATAATACTATCCTCGTCCAGATGATAGCTCCAGTTCACCTCAGCTACCTGCTCCGTTGTGGTCAGCGTGCTCTTGGCAGTCGCCATATCCGTCGCCGTGGTCGCGGTGTTCTGTGCGCCCTTGCGCCATGTGATATCGCCGAAGTCCAGCGGAATATCCCAGGGGTCAGTCGGCTGGCTGATTCTATTAAACTGTCCAACCACACGCGAGGCCAGGAAAAAGTCCTTCCACAACTCCGCGGCCATGCCGGTCGGGACAAGCTCGTCTCCCGTGCCACTGCCGGTGCTGGTAAGCGCCTTCTGCAACTCCTCAGTCGGCAATTTAACCGTGGTCGGCATATACGCATGAGTGCGATGCAGAAGCGCGTCCACGAACTGCAAGTCAGACGCCTTCATGCCGATGTATTTACCACTCTTCACGATAGGAACGGCGACCTTGAACCCATCCGGCCCAACGATTTCTGTGCCGCTGTCGTCTTCTAGCCCACGCCGCATCGGCTTATCATCTTCACCCTCGGTGTTCAACCCACTAAGCGCGTTCTTAAACGCCTCGCGCTCGTCGCGGATACCGTCCATAATCTCCTTGACAGCATCGCGCCAAACGTCCATATCACCCGTGGCCGAGTCGTTCTTGTGGTCCTTGATTGTCTCATTAAGCTCGCTCAATTCTTTGAGCAGAGCATCCATCTTTTCACTCATTATCAATCTCCTCTATAAAGTTTTCTCTCAATTGTCCTACAACTTCCAGTATCGCATCAACCGCTTCGTCTGACAGGTCAAAGTCATCTACGCTGGGTTCAGTGTCATTATCGGCATCGGGTTCGATCTCTATCTGTGAAGCGTTATCAGCCTTGTCCTTTACCTCTCGTTCCTCAATAGCTAACGTCTCTGGAATGCCGCCGGCGGCAATAACAATCGCCTCCTCATTGCTGTACTCTCTAAACTCC